AGCGCTGTCGATCAAGGTTCGCGGGGTCAATCGTCGGGTTCGGGAGTTGATCCCGGTGATGCCTGGGAATTGGGATGTCCAGCGCGTTGGCCGTTATGAGGTCATATACCGGTGCTGGGATGAATGGGGTCTGATCGGGACGTTTTCCCCGGATGAGGTTTTTGTCATCAACGGTGTCCAGTGGGATTGGGTCAAGAGCATGAATGCCGTGAGGCTTGCTGCCTCAAGCATTGGTCTGGCAATGGCGACTGAGCGCTCCCAAGCTTCGATGCACAAGAACGGCATGAGGCCTGCTGGCGTCTACTCTGTTTCTGGGGGTCTTACCGAGGAACAACATGCAAGGCTGACCAAGTGGCTTTCCAAGCGGTTTCAGGGTTCCGAGAATGCTGGAACCCCATTAGTTCTTGATCGTGACGCGAAGTGGACGCCAACTTCAAGCACTTCTGCCGACGCGCAGCATGTGGAGACCCGGAGGCTTCAGGTAGAGGAAATCTGCCGCGCCTATGGGGTTTTCCCGATCATGGTCGGGCACTCGGACAAGTCCTCGACCTTTGCTTCGTCGGAGGCGTTTTTCTCTGCCCACGTCAAGCACACTTTGGCCCCGTGGCATAAGGCATGGACTCAGAAGCTTGATGAGATGCTGCTTGATGGTTCTGGCCCTCTGTTCGCTGAATTCGATGTCCGGTATCTGATGGCTGGTTCGATCCGGGATCGGGCGCAGTGGGCGAGGACGATGGCTGAAATGGGTATTTACACGCGGAATGAAATTCGTGATGAAGAGGGTAAAGATCCGCTGCCTGGGCTTGATGTGCCCCTGACCCCGATGAATATGGTTTCTGGAGCAGTAGAGGTCGAGGAGCCGGAAGAGCCGGAGGACGACACCGAGGACGACGAAATGGATAGCGAGGATTGATATGCCGATTGTCTACACAACTGCTGTAAAAAGTTCCCGTATGTCTGCCGTGGTGACTGCCATCGGCTCCACTGGCGTCCTTGAGATCGGAACTACGGGTATGGCAACGATTCTTGCGACTGTGCCATTGGCGAACCCTGCCGGGACGGTGGCAAGCGGTGTCCTGACGTTCACGATGCCCCAGTCGGATGCGTCTGCCGATGGTTCTGGTACTGCTGCTGCTGCGCGGATCAGGACGGCCACGGGTGGGACGGACATCGTTACCGGACTGACGGTCGGAGTATCGGGGACGGATATCATCGTCGATTCCGTGAACTTCACTGCTGGACAGCAATTTACCGTGCAGTCGGCAACCATCACTCATGCCTGAGGTGACATATGTCTGACAATGTAGGCTATACCCCAGGCTCTGGCGAGATAATTGCCACTGACGATGTTGGAGGTCGGCATTTTCAAGCGATTAAGGTTGCCCACGGCGTCGACGGAGAGGCTGTGTATGTTTCACGCGACAACCCGATGCCGACGCGGGACGAGGATGTTGCGTTTCTGATCGCTCGGGTAATCAACGCGCTGAACGCTCCGCAAGGTTATGACAAGTCGCAGCAGCGGCAACGGGCGACAGTGATCATTGAATCTGGAACGGTGACCACGGTCACTACGGTTACGACGGTGACGACCGTTTCATCGGTCACCAACGTTGCCAGCATCGGCGGCGATCAAGCCCAGATTCTGACCAAGGGTTCCAATCTTTCGGCTTGGCGCGATTGCGTCAGGTCTCTCATTTCGTGAGGTAGCAGATGGCAAACAACTTCAAAAAGGTAATTGACCGGCTCTTGTGGGCACAGGTGCCCCCTGCGCCGAACGCCCATGCTGCCGGATCTTCGATGTGCGCGGACATGCGATCTGATGTGTCGCGGAATCCGTTTGTCTACAACCTGATTTCTGCCGCGATCCTGAACCGGTTTAACATCGTGACGAAGGCTTGGCAGGGAACTGTGGTAAACCCCGGCCTAGGCGGCACGTTTGGCGCTGGCGCGGCCTCGGTATTCGCCCCGTCCTTTGGCGCGGTGGGAACGATTGCCGCAGGTGCGACGACAACCTCTGTCACGCTGACGACGGCGCTCCCCTCTGCGGTGGGCGTGAACATGCTTGCGAATCGCGGCGGGTCTGGCGATTTCGGGTTCAAGATTCGGATCATCGACACCACGGCAGGAAAGGTCGGGGAGCGATACATCGTCGCCAATACCAGCGGAACGACGCCGACGATCCGGGTAGATAACCCGTTCACCTTTACCCCTGCGTCTGGATCGCGGTACGAAATCCTCGGCGGTCGGGTGATGATGCTCTCGGCTGGAACTCTGGCCGCGACCGTGTTTCGGTCGTTCGAGGTCTCAACGAACACCCTCGCCAGCCGTGGCACGACGAACCTTCCGGCGACCGTTTCCACGGATTCGGCCCTGCTCTGTCTCGACGAGCAATACACGCCATTCGACATGAACCCCGGCGAAGGGATGATCAAGGGCGCGTTTGTGTACGACACCAACTTGACGACCCGCAGCGCATTGACGGCCACGGCCTCGGGTGCATCGACTCTGACCGGACAGGCGACGCTCGGGGATTCGGTCGTGCTGGCGAATGAGTACCGCAACTTTCAGATTCGCGTCGTTCAGGACACGGTTACGCCTGCCGCTGTTGGTCAGCGCCGGATTATTGCATCGCACACAGCAGGGCCGTCGCCGGTTTACACCCTCGGGACTGCCTGGACGACGCAGCCATCAAGCTCGGCGAAGTATGTGATCGAACTGCCGAACCTGATCATCCTGCGCTCAAGCGGTAACACTACAACCTACACCTTCAACTACACCGACGCCACGATCAACAACGGAACGAACAACATCGCGGCTGATTCGTGGTCTACGACCTACTTCGGCGCGGCACCTGCGAACAACGCTGCCGGGTGCCTGTGGTGTCCAGCCTTCGGCATTCAGCCCGACCCGAATCGGTATGCGCGGCATTCGTTCAACTACTTTTTCCGAGGCGGTGCGACGACGCTCGACCTGCTGGACATCGCGGGGTCAATTACTGGCACTTGGACTGGAGCGGTCACATATGACGGCGGCGTGGCCACCGGCGCGGGGACGACTGGCGCATATTCTCCATACGGTGGGGAGGGCCGGTTCACCTACATGAACATTTACACGGCCTCGGCGATCAACCAGATTTTCCGGTTTGACTCGAAGAACTGCGTTCTGTCGCCTCACACGCCTACTGACTTCCTTCAGGCCGGTACTGCTGCGGTTGGCTCTCGGATAGCTGCGTACGCGGCGATTGACGGGAATGACCGATACGATGTGGTTCTTTTGCAGTCGCACTTGTCCACGGTTTCGCAAGAACTTATCTGTCTGGTGTGATTATGACCATTCCTGAATTGATCAAGCTGGCGCAATCTCGGCTGTCGTATTTGAACAATCAACGCGGGGATGCTTCCTCGCGTGGAGATGTAGAAGAGATCGTCAAAATTGATGCCGGTATAGCAGAGACGCAGGACACGATCAACAAATTGCAGTCGCTGGTGACCTGAAATGTTGTTAACCCTGCTCCAATCCGGCGGGGTAGGGCCAGGAGTCATTCTTGGCTCGATGGCTGTTGTTGAGTCTGGAACGGATTCTTTTAATGCGATTGGTCGGCTGCTTGTCAAAGGGTCGATGGCAGTAAGCGAAACCGGAGTAGATTCATTCTCTGGTTCTGGAAGGCTTAGGATTCGTGGAAATCTTGCGGTCTCTGAAGTTGGAAATGACGGGTTTGCTGGTTCAGGAAAACTGAGGATTGCCGGTAACTTTGCGCTGAATGAAACAGGGTCGGATTCATTTGCCGCATCAGGGAAACTCAGGATTAGAGGAACGATTGCAATTACTGAGCCTGGGCCTGACGTTGCATCGTTTGTCGGTGCGATTACAAATGACGGTGGATCGGCTAAACCGGCGCAGTTTGCAATTCGGGATTATGTGGCAGGTGGCGCATCACGGGATTTCACTGCGAGACGCGGATCAGGTGCATCAACGAGGCGTAGAGACAAATGAGTTATCTGAGCGAAGCAAAAGACCCTGCCGAGACAATTACGGTCGATTTCGACTTTTCTGCCGTGACGAGTACCCCGACATCACCGACTGTCAGTGTTTCGGTCAGGCTTGGCACTGAGGCTATTCCGTCATTGCTTGCGAGTGGGTCTCCGGTTATCAGCGGGGCGATTGTCAGGCAGCGGTTTACTGGCGGGGCTGATCTGAACGATTACAACCTAAAATGCCTTGCCACGACTCCAAGCGGGGATAGGCTTTCAGTTGATTGTGTTTTGCCGGTTCGGAATCGGCCAGTTTAAGGTATGGTTTTTCGATCCCGTGTTGGTTAAAATCGGGGAAATGTGAGGTTTGTTATGGAAATCAAGAAATCAGCGCACGAAATTCGGTCATATTCATTTGAAGTGAAAATGACTGGCGAGGATGGCGAGATCGAAGGATACGGCTCCGTTTTCGATGTCGTTGATTCATACGACGATGTGATCGCAAAGGGTGCTTTTGGGAAAACCCTAGGCGAGCATAAATCGAAGGGTTCCATGCCTGCGATGCTTTGGCAGCATGACGCCAGCCAACCGGTCGGTGTCTGGACTGAGATGTCCGAGGACTCCCACGGACTGAGGGTCAAGGGCAAATTGGCGATGAACACCGCCAAGGGCAAAGAGGCTTATGAACTGATGAAGATGGGCGCGATCACCGGTCTGTCAATCGGGTTTATGTCGAAGCAATGGGCCTATGACCGGGAAACCGAGGTCAGGACATTGACCGAAGTCGATCTGTGGGAAGTGTCCCTTGTGACTTTCCCTGCCAA